AATCGAGAAGACAACCGGTTGGAGAATCTGAAGTGGGAAACTCATCTGGAGAACTGTCGCAGGAAATGGGTTCACGGAACATCTTATCATGGGCGACAAAATCCGATGGCAAAACTTTCGGATGCTCAAGTTCAAGAGATCAGAAATCTTGCAATGAATGGGGTATCCCAAACGAAATTAGCGAAATTATTCTCCGTATCCAGAGCAACAATATACAGAATCTTAAGTATGATATCGTGGCAATATCAAAATATTTAATGATTGAAAAGCCATGCAGTAAGTCACTTGCAATTCTTTATTTATGGAGAGCTCACAAAAGCGAAATTGAAGCTGATAAAATCAAAGAACTAAACAATGCTGCATGGCATATTCAATGCGAAATTTCAACTGCAACAACAACAACAAAATGAAAAACAGACTAGAACAAGAAGCCACCGAGCTTCTGACACTGACGGAGACACTGCTTCAATCGCACCCAAACCGGCGTGCGTTCGAGGCGACATTCAAGCGTATCGAGGCCGAAATCATGCGCCTCAGAAAGGAGAGCAAATGAGCGGTCTGCCAAGTTGGTACGATGGTTGGCTCACCAACGACGAGAGCGAAGCCGAGAAACAATGCCGTTGCGGCAATGTCATGGAGTGGAGCGTGCGTAGCGAGATGTGGTTCTGCCCTGACTGCGACAATGTGCCAAACGAGGAGGAGGCGAAATGAGCGGAAGAACAGCCTGCTGTGGGACGTGCGGAGCATTCCATGAACCGCATTGCCCGACAACAATCCCCGTCAATGTTTATCCTCCAGTGCATGGGTTTATTCAGTTGCCGATTGATTGGGAGAGAGTGCGTATCGATGCCGCGATTGCGGCGATGCAGGGGATGCTTGCGTGCGGTGGATGGGATTCAGAGCGGTTGGCAAACGTGGCGGTGCAATACGCCGATGCACTCCTCGCCGAACTGAAGAAGGAGGAGACGAAATGAGCAGCGACCAAATAGAACAGGTCATCGGGCCGATACCGACCCTCGTTCAGAAGCAGACAGGCTCACCTATAGTGGTGCTGCTGGTACGCGATGAAGCAGGGGAGAACCACATTGTCGCCAACGGCAAAGAGTGGCGGTCATTCCTGATGTCGGCGGCAGGGAAAGTGATGGACGGGCTAATCAGCGAGAAGGAGGTGCAACCATGACCAACGATCAAATCAACGCCGCGATTGCACAGGCGTGTGGGTGGATGGACATTGAAGAATGCACCTGTGGATTCAAAACCAGAGGTAACCCGCCTTGGTATTCCGCGCACAAAAAGCACATCCCAAACTACTGCAACGATCTGAACGCCATGCACGAAGCGGAGAATGTGCTGACGGAAGACCAGTTCAAATGGTACACGCATTGGCTTGAGAAGCTGATGCCGAATACAAGGTATTGGTCTTTACTGTGTGCGCCAGCCAGCCGCCGCGCAGAGGCGTTCTTGAGGGCAATTGGCAAATGGGAGGAGGTGCAACCGTGAGCCCCGAGAAGCAGCGCATCGCCATTGCAGAGGTATGTGGGTGGAGCAAAGCGGACGCCAAGCGCGGATACACTCTGTCGCAGTTCACCGAGCAAGTCCCCGACTACCTCAACGACCTCAACGCGATGCACGAAGCCGAAAAGTCTATCTCAAATGACCTTTGGCAGTGTTACTTCAACCAACTGGCGCGTGTCACAAAAGCAGAGCAATCCGATGATAGAGTGTTCTTTTGTGCGACGGCCCGTCAACGCGCAGAGGCGTTTTTGCGCACGCTGGGCAAATGGGAACCAGTAGTAAAGCATCCCTTTACAACTGACGGAGACCATTTGGGTGACGTCAACAAAATGGTCGGGGAGGTGCAGCCGTGAGCGCTCCAGATAAATGTCCGAAGTGCGGTTCTGGGTTGTGGGTGCCTATTCGCAATGGACACGCAAACTACACCTGCAATTCGTTTATGACCGCTGAGGGTGGGTTCGGGCAAGATATCACCTGTGCTAAACTTGCTGAGATTTGTGGGCCACTAATCCGCAAAAATGCACTTTTGCTTGCTCAACGCGACGAAGCGATATCTCACGCGCAAGCTCTTCGGGGTGACTTTGGAGATAACGCCTGTATCCAAGCGGGAGACTTGTTGACGAAGCTGATGAACAAAGTGAATGAGGAGGTGCAGCCGTGAGCGACGACCAAATCAACGCCGCCATCTCGCAGCTATACGGGTGGTCCGCAAATTACTGCAACGACCTCAACGCCATGCACGAGGCAGAGGACGAACTCAGTGGAAACCAATACATGGTTTACGCTAACATCTTGGGTGCCGTAGAGGGGTCTTTATTTGGCATTCGCGCCACCGCACGGCAACGCGCCGAAGCGTTTCTGCGGGTGATGGGCAAATGGGAGGAGGTGGCGAAATGACCAACGAACAAATCAACGTGACGATTGCACAGGCATGCGGGTGGACGATTCTAAAAAAACCATTAAGCGGATTCGGATTTGCCGCTTACGCAAAAGAGCCAAATGGGGATCCGTCACCTGGAATTCCAGACTACTGCGACGACCTCAACGCAATGCACGAAGCGGAGAAGGTGCTTACAGAGAAGCAAGTTAGATTATACCCTTTCACTCTGGCGCAAGTGTTAGATCTGGATGACCAGTTCTTGAACATCCACGCCACCGCACGGCAACGTGCAGAGGCGTTTCTGCGGACGCTGGAGAAGTGGGAACCAGTAGTAAAGGAATGCTTTACAACTGAAGCAGACCTTTTACGTGACGTCACGAAAATGGTCGGGGAGGTGCAGCCGTGAGCCGATACTACTTTCGAGCAGGCAAGGAGGATGCTCTTCACGGGCCGTTCACTCTCACGCAGTGCCGGAAGATAATTCTTGAGGAGTCCAAAGAACTCTTTGACTCGTCGTGCAACTGCCTAAAGAGAGACCCCGATGTGAACTGGTTCGAGACCGTGCAAATCTTCGAGCTTGTCGCAACGCTGAAGCCAGTCGTGAAGTCTGAAATCAAACTTGAGGAGGTGCAGCCATGACCAACCAGCAAATGAATGTGGCGATTGCCGAAGCGTGTGGATGGACTGACATCCATGACAGTGGGCCTTGGCACAATCACAAGCTGTGGGGCTATCCGCCAGAACTCCCAGGACAAGGCGGCAACGCATATAAGTATATGCCAGACTACTGCAACGACCTCAACGCGATGCACGAAGCGGAGGAGGTGCTGACTGACGACCAGCGTGAGGTGTTTTACCCTAGAAACCTTGGTGCTTGGCAAAGCCCATTCAACGTCATTTACGCCCCCGCCCGTCAACGTGCCGAGGCGTTTCTGCGCACGGTAGGCAAGTGGGAGGAGGTGCAGCCGTGAGTTTGAGAACATGTAAATGCTGCGGAGGAACTGGATGGGATTCATCTGATTGTGATGAAATCCAAAAAGAAGCTAAACGAATGCAAAGAGAACTGCTGAGTATTATTGCCGATTTGCGCATGGAAAATAGCGCACAGGCAGCACTAATTGAACAACTGAAGAAGGAGATGTCTAAATGAACGTGAAGCTCGTATCTTACACCGTCCCCATGATGATGGAGACGCCGGAGATTCGCACGCCCGAAGACCTCATGGTTTACTGCGCTAGGGTGAGCAACCCTAGCAACCAGACCAACGTGGAGACAGGGCACAAGCTGCTTCGCTACTGCATGGAGCACGGACACTGGAGCGTGTTTGAGCAGGCGTCGATGACCGTGGAGATTCAGACCTCCCGCGCAATCGCAGCGCAGTTGCTGCGCCATCGCTCCTTTTCATTCCAGGAGTTTAGCCAACGCTACTCTGAGGCTATTGGCATTGAGCCTGTGGAGCTACGCAAGCAAGCTGAGAAGAATCGGCAATCAAGCGCAGAGCCAGTTGAGGAGGCTGGGCTGGAAACACGGGTGCAGCTATTCAACAGAGAGGCGGCTTCGTTCTACCGTGAGTTGCTCAACGCCGGAGTTGCCCGTGAATGCGCGAGGATGGTGCTGCCGCTAGCTACCTCAACTACCCTGTACATGAGCGGCACATGCCGCTCGTGGATACACTACTTGCAGCAGCGGCTATCGGAGCACACGCAGAAGGAGCACAGAGAGGTGGCGCAGGAGGTACGGAAGTGGTTTGCCTTCGTGTTCCCGACAATCAATGAGCTAATATGACGAAAGACCATGTGGATACTACCTCAATCACTCATCTCAGCCTTTGCACCGGATACGGAGGCATCGACCTTGGACTTGCGCGAGTTGTCAGCAACCTGTGCACAATCGCTTACTGTGAGAGGGAAGCAGCCGCAGTCGAACTCCTTCTATCGCGCATGGAAGGCGGGCAACTTGACGCGGCTCCAATCTGGACTGATTTACGAACCTTCCCGTGGGCAGCGTTTTCTGACCGAGTGGACATCCTCTCTGGCGGCTACCCCTGCCAGCCATTTAGCGCAGCAGGCAAGCGACTTGGAGCCGAAGATGAGCGACACTTGTGGCCAGCCATCGCAGATGGCATTCGGATTCTGCGACCCCGAATCTGTTTCTTCGAGAACGTCGAGGGACATATCAGCCTTGGGCTGCGAGAAGTCATTGAAGAGCTGGAAGGACTTGGTTACCGCACGGCGTGGGGAATATTCAGCGCGGCTGAAGTTGGCGCACCTCACCAACGCAAGCGGGTGTTCATCATGGCCTACCGCAAAGGCGAGGGACTGGAAAGACACGACGGGTTGCTCGCTCGATGCAGTGAATCCCGACGGCACGCACCGCAACCGCAGGGACAGGTTGGTGGGGGCGATAGTGGCAGAGATGCATGGCAAACCCGTCCCGGCAAACTGGCCGACAGCGCAGGTGACAGACTCAATGGGAGCCTGTTTGACCGAGAAGAGATTGAACAGGGCCAAGGGAACGCAGTTGCGGGAAGCTGTGCATGGCCCTCCCGCCCCGGCGAGCAGCAGTTCTGGTGGGAGCCGCCAAGAGTTGTGGCCGACACCGGACGCAACCAACGCCAACGACGGGACGCCGTGGGAGAAGTTCCATGCGTCGATGATGGAGCGCAGAGCGCAGGTCAAGATGGCGGTTGCCGAGGGGAAGACGAAGCAGGGGAGCGGCAGGAGTCCGAATCTGGCAGCATCGGTGCAGAACCCGCAGTGGGCAACGCCGAGCAACGGCAAACTGAACCCGAGGTGGGTGGAGACGCTGATGGGCCTGCCGATTGGATGGACTATGCAGAGTTGTGCTACGCCAGTGACAATCGAACCGACGAGTTGCGAATGCTTGGAAACGGAGTCGTCCCCGCAACCGCAGCCAGAGCTTTTTTGACACTGATGGAAGAGCTTAACAATCACCATGAACAGAACAGAGCAACTATTAGATAGGGCCATGTGCCTGATCGAATCGATGGAGCAGCGTATTCGCACTCGCATTACCAACGACATGGATACACGCCCTGGAGATAGGTCTGTGCTATTAGAGTGCGACATGTTAAAGTCCGCAGTGTACAAAGAGATAACCATGCCGAGGCTCATCAAACATGAAAGAGAAGGAACGCCAACGACGACCTGCTAGCTACAAGAGCGAAACGGCAAGGGCAAACCAGCTTGCTGGACTATCCGGTGTGCGTGTCAAAGACCATGTAAACGTGGATGTTGAGAAAATCAACGGCAGAGGTGCCCTTGCCATCGCAAGCGACGAGGTACGCAAGCGGGTCATCGACATGTATCAGCAAGGCAACGCCACCTCTGCGATCGTCGCTGCAACAGGGCTAGGCGAAGATGTGGTGTCGGCGATTAAGACGCATGCTTTGGATACGGACTCGCAGTTTCGGGAGGCGTACTATCGGCACAACCTCAAGGCCAAGCTGCAACGGGTTGCGGATGCTTCGCTGGACAGGCTCACTGACCTCATGCCCACAATGGGCGGACGAGATGCTGCGATTGCCGCTGGCATAACCATGGACAAGCTGTTAGCCATGGAGCGTAGCACGCCGGACATCATGCACCAGCATGTGCACATTCATGGGGCGCAGGACATTTCAAAAATGTTTCGTGAAGCACTAGGGCCAAAATCGTAAATTCAAAAAATATGGAAGTCGAAGGAGTGTCATTCAGAGAGTTGCTCAAGCAATACACAGGCATGGATGCCCCTGCTGGGCTTGCTGTGCTATCAAAGCCGTCCAAAGGTGCTGCCTCAGGGCCAATCGAAATCAATGGGCCAACCATGTTGCAGGAGAGCATCATCCCCAAGGGGGCAGGGATTTACGATGAGCGTGGGCTATTGCCTTCAATCAACGGGGCTGGGCTGAACTTCATTGCCTGGGCTTGATGTACGATGTTGTTGTAGCCGATCCTCCTTGGTCGTACTACGGCAGCACAGATGGTATGGGCGACGCAGCGAAGTTCTATTCGCTGATGTCTGATGAGGCTGTTTGCGCTGTCCGGTATCCGCTCGCGAAGCGAGGCATTCTGTTCATGTGGGCAACAAGCCCGAAGCTGCACGTTGCAATGCAGGCAATACAAGCGCATGGACTGCACTTCCGTGGTGTAGCCTTCGTGTGGGTTAAGACCAATAAGGCAGGACAGCCAATCGGAGCGCAGGGAGTGAGGCCGTCCATCGTCAAGCCAACCACTGAGCTTGTGCTAGCTGCGTCAGCAATCGCAAAGGGAAGGCCATTGCCGCTTGCAAGCGAGAGTATTTGCCAGACAATCTTGGCCCCACGGCAAGAGCATTCAGCAAAGCCAGAGGCAATGCAGGATAGACTTGAGCTGATGTATCCAACGGCCAGTAAGGCTGAGTACTTTGCACGCAGACATCGAGCAGGCTGGGAATGCTTCGGCAATGAACTGGGAAACTGGCAGGCTTGATTTTCAAAATTCAAAAAATCTGGAATTCAAAATTCAAAATTCAAAAAAGCGTATTGAATCTTCACACCAAACCCAGCTAGGCTAATCCCTGACGAGTGAAAGGAACTTCCCCCTCCGCCGAGTGGCGGTTGGGGGTTTCTTTTTGCCTTGGCATTAGCCTGCCCACCCTGGCGCACACGCGCACGCGCAAGTATTCGCACTGACCTGCCGAGTCAACCGCTTTTGTGGGGGCGAAAAAAAAGACGAAAAAAAGATTTAAGGCCGTGCGGATTCGTGCCGATTATCCACTCAGCGAGGACAACCCCTCGCTCACATACAGATACTATGAGCACAAACGACCAACTGACTGGCGCCATCCGCGCTGTCCTCAACAATCCCAACGAGTCCCTCTGCTATTGTGACGAGGGCTGGATAGCGGTCTATAGCGACTGGGCGGAGCAATACAGAGACGAGTATGTCATCATCTCAGACCGAGAGGGGCTATACGCCATGGCAGGTGATGCCGAACCTGCTGACATAGTGGAGGGACTAGCAGAGTACTGTGATGACAACCTACAGACATGGCTGAGGGAGTCGCTCGATGACGAGTTGGATGCGCCGGAGCCGAATGAGGATAGGGTAACGATGCTGAAAGGGCTAATCAAATGACACTGGAACAGGCAATGCAAACCCTAGCCAATGGGCGCGAAGTGTACTGGATGAGCCTAGCGTATAGGCTAATCATAGACAAATTAGGCAGAGCAATGGTCAAATGCAGCACCACTGGCGACTGCTCACTGGCTATCCACTATAAGGAGGGATTTTTTGCTGTATGAAAGAAGAGCTAGCAGATGAGTATTACGAGATTCAGCGTGAATATAACGAGATGTTGCAAGAGGCATGAGTGACGACCCTTACGCCGCCCCAGCCTTCTGGCTTCTGTTGGCTCTGTTCTTAGCAATCCGACTGAGTGTCTCGATGATGCATGGCTAGTTTTCAAAATTCGAAATTCGAAATTCAAAAACGCAGATTCAAAAATTCAAAAAGCTCACGCATACACGCCCCGCGCTCACGCGCACCCGCCCACTGCACGGGCAGATGATCCCACTGCTCCACGGTTGGGAGGCCACGGAGCCTCCCCCGTGGTGGTGGTGTGTGTAGCTTGTGGCGTTGTGGCGTAGCCATGCCCCCTGGCGATGGGGCGGCGCGTTTATACGGAGTGAACGTGGATTGCAAGGGGGAAGTGAGGGGAAACTTTTTTGCTTTTTTTGCTAAAGCGCGGGGCAGCTCGTGCCGATTTACAGAGCATGGGTAAAAACACCATCTCAACCGGATGCATCCTCCTCTCACTGGGGGATGCCATCGCACTATCTCAGTTCCACCTCTCACTTTGGGAGGCGGTAGCTTTTGGCGCATTGGGTGCCATTAGCTACGGGCTGGGACTTTTCGCGGGACTAGCAGAGTAAGCAAACAAACAAACATACATACATGAGACACATCAAACTAATAGGACAAAAAACGGGGAAACCCTTCTTTGCCTTTGCAATGCCTTTTGAGGAATTCACAGGATTAGACGAAGACAATTGCGGGCTGTGCATTAGGTGCGGTGAGTTAACGGTGGGTGGCGTTGAACCGGATGCTAGAAAATACGAATGCGAATGCTGTGGAGAGAACGGCGTTTATGGCATGCAAGAACTGTTGATGATGGATTTGGTTCGTGTGACTGAAGAAGAAGAAGAAGGAGGCACACTGTGAACGCTCACCTAACGCTGAAAAGCAGTAACGAGAAAACAGGCCCGATACCTGTGTCCACTTCCCCTAGGTCATCATGTCCGCCATCATGTCCTATGATTTCGCGCTGCTATGCTGAGAGCGGCTTTCGGTTGCGGCTACATTGGGACAAGGTGAGCAGCGGGGAAAAAGGGGAAGCTTGGGAAGCTTTTTGCGATAAGATTGCAAGGTTACCGGAAGGGCAGCTCTGGCGACATAACCAAGCAGGGGATTTGCCAGGGGAAGGTGACCATATTGATGGCAAGGCATTGGCAAGACTAAGCAAGGCAAACAAGGGGAAGAAAGGGTATACCTATACTCACAAGCCAGTCACAAAGGGGAAGCATGCAAAGGGGAACAGAGCAGCGGTTGAACGAGCCAACAAAGAAGGGTTCGTGGTGAACCTTTCGGCAAACAATCCGAACGAGGTTGACGCACTGGCAAAGCTAGGGATTGCACCTGTGGTGACAATCATACCCCGTGGCCACCCAGCCACGAGCTACACACCGGAAGGGCGGAAGATAGTGGGCTGTCCTGCGCAGAGAAGGGACGATGTGTCATGCGCAACGTGTGGGCTGTGTGCGGTAGCTAATCGGAGCGTAGTGGTGGGTTTCTGGGCGCATGGCAACAATGCGGCGGAAATAGAGCGGTTAACTGGTTGTGTCAAATGAGCAGGAATGATGACCAGGGCGATTTGCTGGGGACGGTGCTCGCCGTGCTGGCGATTGGTGCGGTGATGCTGGTGAGAGGATGCGTGAAGGTTGCGAGTATGGGGTAAGGTATAGGCTAGGCTAAGATTGTTAGGTGATGCGTTAGAGCGCGGAAGCAGAGACTGAAGGTGCGTGAGCCCCTAGGGATATCCCCTAGGGGTTTTTTTGCGTCGTCATTTGACCAGTTTCTGCATCAAACCAGCAGGGACGTGTCCAATTCCTGACGCAATACAATGTCGCATCATGTATACATGGCAGCATGTGCAGCAACGAAGCACCAGCAACGAAGCAATGCAGCAATCCCGAATCCAGATAGGGGGGGGAGGGGGTCGAGTCCAAGCCAGCCGAGAGAGCTGCGACGCATCCCCACCCACACAAAATTTCCCCCAAACGCGAGCCCCTGCTCCGTTCAGCACATCGAAAGGAAACTGTCATTTCCTTTCAATAGGGTGCTGACATAGCAAGGTTGCTTTCATTTGCCCCCATGTGCTAGCGTGGCGCATATATGGCTACATACATCAATCGGAAGCAAGCGATGCAGCAGTTTGGCGTGGATGTCCGCAAGCACAAGTGGACGAGCGAGCAGGTGCAGGAGCGCAAGAAGGGCACAGGCATGGAGAAGTGGTACGACGAGGAGGCAGTGCGTGCCGTGGCAATGGCGAAGCCAGCGGATCCAGTGGTGGCAGCGAAGCCTGTGGAGTTGGCCGAGGTGGCTGCGGAAATCCTTGCGTTGCCGATGATGGATCAGGCTGAAGCAGACGAGGTGGCTGACACGCCTGGTGATTATGTGGAGGTGAAGATTGCCAAGAAGGCGATGAACTACCGTTTTGTGATTGGGACGAAGGGCGAGGTGGTGCGTGTGCAGGACAGTGCTAGGGTGAAGGTGGGTATGCTGCTATTGGCGAAGAAGAATGCGCGTGGGCAGTTTGACACCAAGGAGGTGGTGCGATGAACGCTGTGGGCGATATGGCCGAGAAGCTGGGCCTAAAGACGAAGCAGGGGCGAGAGCTATTGTACGCAGCCGTGGAGCTTGTGCAGTTGATGGACAAGAAGCAGCAGGATTATGGCCCACGGAACATTGACGAGTTCGGGATATTGGGCGTTGTGGTGCGAATGAACGACAAGATGGAGCGCATCAAGAATCTGCTTCGGAAGGATAAGCAAGCGGCATGTGAGGCGTATATGGACTCGTTCAAGGACATGGCTGGCTATGCGCTCATTGGAGTGCTGCTTGAAGAGAAGAAGTGGAGCTAGAGGATGGATAAGGACATAGCTATCCCTTTGCTATGTGCTTTGTATGTGGCTTACTTCATCCTACGGAGATGAAGTGAGCTTAAAGGGCGAAGTCGGGTTCTTGCGATAAGCAAGAAGCAGACGCAGCATGGAGGTGATGAAGGTGGGAAGTGGGAAGTGGGAGAGGTGAACTTCGCGGACGCTGCTCGCTTCGCTCACCCGCACTCCGCTGCGCGTATCTTGCTTATGCCTCCGCCCATTCGGGCTTCGAGCATAACCAAGCTACTTGCTAGTGTAGCTATTCTCTTGCGAAGCAACCACATCCAGAGCGTGAGCGATGGAGATGAGTGAGCAGAATAAGCCCCTTCCCATAAAGAAGGAGCTTTATCATGCTTGGAAACAACGACATCCGTCGCGGTCGCGTATCGAATCGTTTCGCATTTTTGCCGTGGCACGAGCGAGGGTTTACCCATCAATGTACTCTAGTCTACTCTAGCGGACTCCACGGAAAGCAGTGCTTATGAGGCACTTCTATTAAGAGTGTGGGGCAAACCCACTCTCCCTCCCTTAGCCGGTATGACGATTTTACTCGTAGCATGACGGTTACGCTGGTTCTATTTGAACCGAAGCCAAGATATGCAAGAGATAGACAAAGAGCAAGAGGAAAAGTTGGTGGAGCAGATACTCCGGCTCAAGCAAGAGCCGCATCCGATTATCCCCATGTTGAGCGTGGACGAGCGCAAGCGGATGATTGCGAATGTGGGCGCGTTTCGGACAATCGAGTTGCTGGAGCTGCGAGAGAACAGAATCCGCGCAGAACAGTCTGACCCGATACGCTACGGCACAGAGTTCGATTCATGGGCAGACTCAGACAAGCTGCTCTCCGAATACAACGAGATGGTCATCTTGGGGGGGAACAGGGCAGGCAAGACGGAGTATGCTGCAAAGAGAGCAGCGCAGATGTTCGTTGGCGCAGACTTGGGCGGAATGCCCGATTGGATCAAGGAACGTATCGAGAAGCGCAATCTAAGGATATGGATGCTCCACACGAGCCACTTCACTTCCGTGTCAGCGCAGCAAAACGTCTTCTACAAGTATTTGCCCAAGGAGCTAAAGAACCTCAAGAAGAGCGTCCACACCCAGATTGGCTACAGCCAGAAGAACGGGTTCACAGACAACACGGCGGTGTACATGGGAAACCAGGTGTGGTTTATGAACTACTTCCAGGACATCAAGGTGATTGAAGGGGGCGAAGTGGACTTTATCTGGTGCGACGAGCTTGTGCCGCAGGATTGGCTGGAGACGCTAAGATACCGTTTGGTGACAAGGAACGGCAAGATGCTCATCACGTTCACCCCTGTCGAGGGCTATACGTCCGTTGTGAAGGAGTACGTCAACTCAGCCAAGATTACGCACTGGAAAGAGTCCGACTTGCTGCCGAATAGCAACGTCATCGGCGTTCCAGCGGGACACATGCCGTACATGGCCAAGAACGTGTTCGGGAAACACGCCTGCATTTGGTATCATTCGAGGGACAACCCCTACAACAACTGGAGCCGGATGAAGGAGACGCTCCGAGGGAAGACAACGAACGAGATTAAGATTCGCGCATACGGCTGGGCTGAAGCAACAGCAGGAAGCCAGTTCCCTCTGTTCAACGACCACAACATCTTTAGCAAGGATCCAAGGGAGATTGAAGGCACGAACTACATGGTGGTTGACCCAGCAGGCGCACGAAACTGGTTCATGCTCTGGGTGAGAGTGGACAAGAACGGAGTGCTCTGGGTGTACAGAGAGTGGCCTGACCAAAGCTATGGCGAGTGGGCACTGCCGTGCGAGAAGCCAGACGGGAAACCTGGGCCAGCACAGCGTAGTTCAGCAGGCAGAGGCGTGGACGAGTACAGTCTGCTTATCCAGACGCTGGAGATTAACGACAAGGACAAGGAAGAGATAGCAGAGCGATACATCGACCCAAGAAGTGCTGGAACAGCCGCTATGACGAAGGAAGGCGGTGTTACGCTGCTTGATATGCTCGCAGACGCTGAGATACCGACATACTTCATCCCCGCAGCTTCAGCCAATGTGGACGAGCGCGTGCTCATCATCAACGACCTGCTGTGCTACGATAGGGAAAAACCCCTAGAAGAAGGGGTGAACCATCCAAGGCTCATGGTGCATGAGACGTGTCAGAACCTGATTTACTCGCTTCGGGAGTGGACAGGCGCAGACGGGCAAAAAGGAGCTAGTAAAGACCCTATTGACGCACTAGGATATTTGGTAATGATGAATCCGCAGCATTCGGATGCGACGGATGAGCTTATGAAGGCGGGACAAAAATTTGCAGGAGCGTACTAATGACTTACGACAAAGATCCACTAGCGATTGCAGGAGCAACGCCCGATATTGGCGACCTTCTGGACGAGTATAACCGCTCCATGGTGAACTCAAGCCAAGGCAACTTGGCGACCAAGTTCGATAACATCCGCTTTTGCAGGTGGTCTGGACAGACAGACGACGGCAAGAAATGGAGCAAATGGCGTGAAGAAGGCAATCCAGCGTGGCCTTTCGAGGGCGCAAGCGACGTTAGGCTCCGGCTTGTGGACAGCACCTGCAACGAGTTGTCCGCATTGCTAGTTACAGCCTACCAGAGAGCTGACATCAACACGCAAGCTGCAAACCTGCAAGACCTCCCGCTATCGACGATTGCGAACAGCCTAATGAACTGGGTTCGCGACAACAAGATGGCCAACGAGCTTCGTAAAGAAGCAGAGCTAGCAGCGCAGTACGCTCTTCAGTACGGCTGGACAGCATTCTACGTTGGCTGGGAGCAGCACATCAGCAAGCGTCCGCAGTCCATTTCCATGGAACAAATCATGGGCCTAGCGCAGCAAGCAGGCAGCGAGCAACTAGCGCAGCTTCCCATGCTGATTGTGGAACAACCCGACGTAGCAGCGTCCATTGTGCAAGCTGCCTTGGGGATTGACCTCTCCGAATGCAAGCGCATGGTCAAGGAGCTAGCCGAGACGGGTGAAACTTCATACGATGAAGAGTACGTCTCTCGCAACTTGCCAACGGTGCAAGCTCTCAAGCCTTGGGACGAAATCATCTTCCCGCCTGAGACAGCAGACTTGCAGAGGAGCAGGGTTATCTTCCGCAGAACGTGGATGAGCGAAGTGGAGCTACGCGAGAAAATCACCACAGACGGCTGGGATCCAGACTGGGTTGAGAGAGCACTCCAGCAGATTGGCAAGAGCAGCACGCTCTACAACATCAACCTGCTCCCCACGACGACGATGCTCGTCTACAACGGGGTCAACTACAACAACATGGTTGAGGTGGTGTATGCGTACCAGAAGAGCTTGGACGGCAAGGCTCCCTGCATTTACTACACCGTGTTCTGTCCGCAGGCTGCAAGCAACAGGCGCGAGGATGACGCAAGCTGGGCTATCTACGAGAAGCTGGACTACGCACATGGCGAGTATCCGTTCGTGGAGTTCCGCAGAGAACAGCTCCGCAGAGCGATTGCAGATAGTCGCGGGATTCCTGAGTTGGCGATGACCGATCAGGACGAGATTAAGGCGCAGCACGACTCTATCCGCGATTACACGGCGTTCGCAACACTGCCCCCCATCAAGGTGGTCAAGCGCATCGGAGCCATCAACAAGGTTGGCCCAGGGGTGCAACTACCAGTGACGCAGCGGGACGATTACACATGGATGGAGCCTCCGGCACGGGAGCCAAGCACAGCGTTCAACCTCATCAAGTCCGTGGAGATGCGGCACTGCGCGTACTTCGGAGTCTCGCACGAGCTTGTGAATCCGGTGAGAACGCAAACGCTCCAGCAGTTGCTCGTGAACAACTGGCTTATGAGCTGGAGAGGCGTGTTCCGGCAAGTGTTTGCTCTGTGCGCTCAGTTCCTATCGCCAGAAGAGATTGCAGCGATTACTGGAGGCTTCCAGATTCCGCAGAACCTGTCGGCTATCCACAACGAGTTTGACATCAACATCCGCTTTGATGTCAAGGACATGAACCCTGACTACATCGACAAGAAGATCCAGTTCTTGCAAGTCATTAGCCAGATGGATGCTGGCGGGGCCATTGATAAGAACGCCTTAACCCGCATGATGCTGCAAGCTGTGGCTCCAGAGGTGGCGAACCAGCTTATCGTGAACCAAGCGCAAGCAAGTCAGCAGATGTACAAGGACGTGCAGAGCGACATTGCCAACATGCTGCTAGGCAACGAAGCCATTTACTCTGAGAACGATCCAGCCGCACAGACCAAGATGCAGTTCGTGCAGGACATCATGTCGAAGAACCCGAAAGCGCAAGCGGCATTGCAGCAGGACGAGAACTTCAAGGCTCTGTTTGAGAACTATGTGAAGAACATCCAGATGAGCCTCATGCAACAGCAGAACGCTCAGATTGGGAGATTGGGAGTGAACCAAGTTAACCGCCCTGCGTAATGCCCAAGCCTGCTCGCAAGCCTGAGAAAAGCAATACGGAGCCTGCTCCTGTCCCAAAGGAAGACTTCTTAAGCAGGGTTACACAGGCAGTAGAGCGGACACGGCAAGCGTACCTAGAGAACAAAACGACGGCAGAAGACCCGTATGGACTGCCGCCAGAAATCAGGAGCGGAGGTTCCATTTCGCCGCTGGAACTTGCTCAGAGATACTACGGCTCCGCCCTAGAAGAGCAGATGGCAGCAGCACGGCAGTATGCACTGGAGGCGCAGCAGAAACACGAGACAAGCCCAGAGGATTATCCGTTCGTTGTTCCACAGGCATACTACGACGCGATGTCACAGCAAGTGCCAGTTCGCTTTGCAAGATTAGGCACAGTTGCACACTACGATCCAGAAACCAATGTCGCGGCGATACCAGTGCCAACGGATTACATCAAACAGCAAAGCGGAGGATACCTGCAAGAATCAGAAAGAGAAGAGCACGCAAGAGTCAACGACCTAATTGACCAAGAAATGAACATGCGTTCAATTGTGGAGAACCTGCCAGAGAGATATGCAGGGACGATTGAACACGAAGTAATGCACTCCGTTGCTCCGTTCAAAATGGAGACAGGCAAAATCTCCTCCAAGGACGCAGGCTACATGGGAGATGAGGGACACCTTGCCTTGGGGCTTACGAAGATTCAAAGAGAGTACTACAAAAACATGGGCGAGCGGCTAGACCCGCAGAAGTTCAACGACCTAGTGATGAACCTCGCGAGCATGGAGAATCCAGAGGAAGCGATGAGCGAGTATTCCACAGAGGCAAAAAGGGCACTCAGAACACAAATCAAGAACGCCAAGCCTATTCTGAAGTACAAGCAGAACCTGGAGGAGTACAACAGCAAGCTAAAGGAGTACGAGCAACTCCCTAAATGGAAGCAGTTCCTACAGGGCAGACCGTACCGCTCGCCTAGCAAGCTGTCAGTGCCAACACGAAACATGCTCTTCCTCAACCAAAGCGCAAACCTTATCCCTGCGCTAGTTAGCACAGGCTCAAACAGAAACACAACAGCATGACCGAAGAACAAGCACTAGCGTTTAGCTTCACTGGCGAGAACAAGCTATGGGACAATATTTTGGCTGTAGTTGACTCGTACATTGAGCGTGAAGTTTTCTCTGCAATCGACAGAAACACTACCGGAGAAGCCAGAACACACGCTGCTGGACGAGCGGACGGGGCTAATGGTCTCAAGGAAACTTTGCTATGGTTTAGAGAAGAAGCCCTTAAAAAAAGAGGGTTGACAGATACAGATTTGACCGCATAGTGCGGTTAATTGCCTGCTAGTCTGGGCAACAACAAACAGACTTGGTTAATGATAGCGGTTCTTGCACCGCAATAAAACAGCATGCCACAAGATGAAACACAACCTGTGTCGCAGTCGCAGGGGGAAGAAAGTTCTGCGGAACAAGTCGGTTTGCTCGATGAGTATTCGCTTAGTGCGATGATCAAAGACACGTTCCTATCCGACGAGGGACAAGCACAAGCTCCCGCTCAAGAGGAGCAATCGGCAGAGGAGGAGGAAGAGCCGCAGGCTGAAGAAGCCGAAGCTGAAGAATCCGAATCTGAAACGCAGGAAGAATCGGAAGAAGAATCCGAAGAATCCAGCGACGATGTGTCCAAGGGCGTTCAAAAGCGAATCAACAAGTTAGTTGCCGCTAAGAAAGCTGCCCTTGCTGAAGCGCAAGCCTACAAGGAGAAACTCACGGAGCTTGAGAGCAAGCTCAATGAGACTCCAGCCCAGGTCGCAAAGCAGGAGAATATCTCTGATGCAGTTGCCAAGCTCACGAGCGTTGAGCAGGTGGATGCAGAGTGGAGAAAAGCTACTGAGGTGCTGATGTGGTGCGAGGAGAATCCAGATGGCGGCGTGATTCAGATGCCTAATGGCGAAGAAGCTGATGTGGATGAATCCCAAGTGCGGCAAATGAAGAAACTTGCGCTCCGGCGCAGGGAACTGGAGTTGCCAGCACGAAGACAATATCTGCTAGTTGAGCGAGAAGCTGAAGCTCAGACGGTGAAGGAGTTCCCATGGTGGAAAGACCCTTCTACGAAAGAGTATCAGACCGCCCAGCAGGTGTTGAGGGACTTCCCAGAGATTCGGGCCAAAAGAGCAGACTACAAACACATCGCGGGGATTGTTGTTCTGGGAATCCAAGCATATCAAAACATGCAAGGGAAACAGGCAGCAGCACCCAAGCCTATCAAGCGAGCACCAAGCCAACCCGCAATCAAGGCCGCGCCTGTGGTTAAGGACAATGGCAAAAAGGTGTTTGATAGCTTCGCTAGAAACAACGGGGACTCAAAGCTGTTTTCTGACCTGCTCAAAGCCAAAGGTTTCGTAGATTAACAACTCAATACTATGCCTCTATTAACTGAACCCAACCTCTCCGGTCGCGGTAAACGCGAAGACCTCATGGACATGATTGCCTTGGTGGATGCCAAGGACACGCCATTTACTTCAATGGCGCGTAAAGGCTCCAAGCCTGGCAACATGTACTTCCGCTGGCAAGCTGACCAGAACCCTGGCCCAACCATCGGCGGCGTTGTTGACGGGACTGACGTTAGCTCCTACAGCAACTACGTTGTTGGCTACCGCAAGGAACTCGCCAACTACGCTCAAGTGTTCCGGCAAACCGTTCGTGTGTCCAAGCTCACGCAGGACATCGCAGACGTTGCAGGGATTCGCGACGAGTTGAGCGACAACATCGCCAAGGCCATCATCGCCATCAAGCGTTCGATGGAAGCGACGTTCACGTCCGACCAGCTTGGTCAGGCCGACAACGGCACGGTTCCTTACCTCACGGCAGGGATCCAAGCATGGATTGGCGGCGATAACATCGGCACTGGGCTGAACATCGGCTCCGGCACGACCTCGCCTTCGTTCATCACTCCGGCAAACTCGATTGTTTCCGGCGCAAACGCTTCCGCTTTGACGGACGCAACGGTGCAAGGCTTGCTCAAGTCGATTTACGACCAGACGGGCAGATACAAGTCCTTCGACGCAATCGTTGGAACTGACCTCAAGCGTGCATTCACGAGCTTGCTCGGCACGACTGCGCTCACGACCACGACCACCGCTGGTGTGACTGGCTCTGGCGCAACGAAGGTGCAGACCTTCCAGCGTGATGCTGCTGCTGACACGTTCATCCAGAGCGTTGACGTGTTCCAAGGGGACTTCGGGACGGTGCGCTTGCACCCCACGACGTTCATGGGGACTGTGACCAGCAGCGGGTCGAATACCACGACGTACACCGCTCGCACGGCATATGGCTTGGTTCTCGACATGGACTTGATCGAAGTCCGCTACGGCGGGAACGTCGCCAATGTCACGGCATTGCCTGACTACGGTGGTGGCCCTGCTCGCCTTGTTGAAGCAGTTGCTGGCCTTGTGGTTGGCAACCCGCTCGGACTCGGCAAGTTCACCTACACTGCGGCTTAATTGCCTTCCGCGACACCTGCGTGGCTCGACTAAGGTTGAGCTAAAAGTGGTGCGACAGCTCGGAGAGACGAGCACGTTTTATTATGATACACATTCCAGAAGAGTTCCGTGAGCGAGCGCATGGCATGATGGATGCCAAGTGGCAGCAGTCCCGTATCGACGCCAAGAAAGCTGCTGAAGAACTCGGCAAGCTCAACTCACAGGAGCACAAGTCCATTGACGGCATTGGCGAACTCACAGCCCGTATCCCTGGGGTTGCTTTCCATTTCTGGGGACAAAAGCTGGGCTACGATTGCTGGAAAGACCAAGAATTTTTGCGAGAGTTTTTGCGCGACAATCCCGAATGCAGAGTGAATAGTAAAGGGACGAAGTTGCAGGTAGGATTCGGAAACTAATGAAAACTGTCCCGTATAGCGACATCTTGAACGCAACCCTGCAACTTGCTGGTGTTGATAGGGTAAGCCTGAGCAACAAGACGTTCGCAACCTTTCGGGACTTCTTTAGCAAGCGGATTGCAGAAGCGTGGAATAGAGAACGCTGGCCGGATTTCGTCCAGTACATCACACGTTTTCCAGGGCTCCAGATGTACTCGCTGGACTATGCTCCAGCCACAGGGACGCTGACCCTGCGCTTCTCTAGCGACGAGAGTAGCCCGTATTACGAGGACACCACATTTAGCAGCTACAGCGTCGGCGGCTCTGTCACAGTGCAAATCCCCAAGGGAGTGCTCACGCTCACGCCAAACGATGCCGATGTAAACCAAGCCTGCACCATCACAGCAGGGCCAACAACAGTGACGTCCAACGGGATGACGTGCATCCAGATTGTGGCGCAAACTAACGAGCTTATCAACTCGGCATCCGCAGCAACGGAGACGGTCGTTATCACAGCAAGCCAGTTTCAGCGGTATCCGTACAACAACTACATCGGCTCTTGCTTACACACCAAGAACGGCACTGACGGAGCGCAAATCCTGCCCATTAACCGCATCAAGCTGCCAGAGGACGCAGACACGGTTCAAGGCGTATACTCACGCGATCCACGCACAACGACCCGCACGCAAGAGGTGGCGTTCATCCTAGAAGATAGCGGCGTGGCATCAGGCTATGTCGCAGCTTCCGAACAGAAGTTCCTCGTCACGCAGAACACGGATAGCGTGTGCATCGAGTACTCCATCGAGAATCCAGTTGTATGGGGAGACGTGTATAACTCAACAACGAGCTACCTCCCTGGAGCACAGTTCTTCTACTTCCGCTTTCACGAACCATCCGTTGACCACTTAAATCCGCCGAACGATCGGCAGATGCGCGGCGACTTCTACTCGCCAATCACGGCAACGCTAAGTGGACAATCTCCATACACGCACCCGCAAAGCTACAAGCTCATCCCCATCCCAGACTTGTTCAAGGACTTCCTCATTAACGGAATGCACTCCGATTGGCTCAAGTCAGAAGGACAGTTTGAAGTGGCAATGGCTGCTGACCAGCTTGCAGAGAAAGGCTTGCAGGACGCTATCGACAAAGTGCTTCGCCAAGAGGGGCAAGTGCAACGCATGAACATGCAATACACCTACTAGTATGCCAGACGTAAAGATTTCCAACTTACCAACAGCTAGCGGCATTGCTGACACGGACTTCGTTGTCATCAACCAAGGGACTCCGGCTGTAACCAAGAAGGCTCCATACTCAGTGATTTCACCTGTGGTCAACGCGACCGTTGGGTCATTTGGCACAGACTCGCAAGTAGGCACATTCACGGTTGACGCAAGAGGCAGGGTGACAACAGCAGCTAATGTCGCCATCAACGCCTCAAACATCTCCACGGGCACACTACCAGTTGCTCGCGGAGGCACTGGTGCGGTAACACACACTGCTGCGGCATATCTCAAAGGCAACGGGACTGGGGCAATTGTCTCACAGGCAGGGGTTCCTGCCGCAGACATAACAGGACAGGTTGCAGTTGGGCAAGGAGGAACAGGACGCTCATCGTTTCCAACAGCAGGCTTCGTGAAAAGCCCAGGGGGAGCAGCGCAACTAACCTCCTCGGCAACAGTAAACTTAGCCAGCGAAGTGGCTGGGACATTGCCCGTGGCGAACGGAGGCACAGGAGCAACAACACTGACTGGGTTCGTAAAGGCAAGTGGCACGAATGCCATGACTGCATCAGCTACCGTTGCTCTAGGCAGTGAAGTGGCTGGGACATTGCCTGTGGCAAATGGAGGAACAGGAGCAGCAACGTTGACTGGATTCGTAAAGGCAAGCGGCACAAACGCCATGACCGCATCAACTACCGTTGCGCTAGGCAGCGAAGTTGCTGGCACATTACCTGTGGCAAACGGAGGCACAGGGGCAACCACGCTAGCAGCAAGCGGTTATCTCAAGGGTAACGGCACGAGCGCAATCACCTCGCAGACTGGAGTTCCAGTAGCAGATATTACAGGGACGCTAGGATTCGACAAGGGTGGGACAGGTCAAACGACACGCCAAGCCGCAATGGACGCTCTAGCCGGAGCAACCACCAACGCTCAGTATCTGCGCGGAAATGGAGCAGACGTGGTGATGTCTGCGCTTCAAGCAGCAGATTTAACTGGTGTTGCTCCAGCAACATCACATCCAGCACTCACTGGGGATGTAACTTGCACGGCAGGATCAACGGCAACAACACTAGCTGCATCTGGCGTAGCGGCTGGAACATACGGCTCTGCAACGCAAGTCGGAACCGTGACGGTAGATGCAAAAGGAAGAGTGACATCAGCCAGCAACACTCCAATCAACCTTGGCGCAGCTTACGTTTCCACCACAGCACAAAGCACAATTGATGTGGCTGCAACAGATTTCGCCGTAAACATTCTAAACAACACTACTGGCGGAGCACTTGTTGTTGGAGCATCTCCAGACAGCAAGCAGAAGAGCACATTGACTGTAACTTCTAGCGGCTCTGGTAATGCGCTTCAAATCATAGATATAGCCTCTCCAACAACAGCAATCGTTGCGGACAACAACGGAAGACTCGGAGTAAACGTAAGCCCCTTAACTACGCTAAACAGCTATTTATATACTGAAGCTAGCTTTGGTGGACAAAATCCCCCTCCAGCGATAAGCTCGATGATACCAATTGTCGAGTTCAAGAACACGAACACGGCATCAGACTACAAGAGTCCAACTCTTCGGGTATCAGGGTATCAATACATCAATAACCCTGGCGGAACAGACTCAATCATTGCCACTGGCAGAATCACAGCAGGATCACTGACCATTGGAGGTGTAAACCAAACAGGTGCATTCAGAGCGGCTACAGGATCAAACCCATCTGTTAGCTTTTCTCTAGCAAACAACACACAGACAGCTATTACAGTTTCAGTTGCAAATGCAGGATTTGGAGTGCCAGCGTTTGCTTCACTTAGCGCAAGCCCGTCCCCTGGGTTGGCATTGATAATATCAGCATACTGCTCGTCTGCTGGAACGGTTACCGTTGTAATCAGAAACGAATCTGGAGCGACAATAGGGTTTACAGGAACAGTGTTTGCAACCGTCTTGTACTAATGGGCAAAATCACAAAGTTCATTCGCAAGCGGAACGCAAATCCAGCATTGACGCAGAACAAGACCTTTGCAAGAGTACAGGTCGCTGGTAGCAGTCTGACTTTCCGCTTCCAAAAGACAGCAGCAGCAGCACCTCCTCCTAGCGGATTTACATACCTACAGCCAGACGGTAGCAACTACTTCCAACCAGACGGGCAGTCACAATACATCCAACCGTAGCCATGCCGAACTACACAGTTACAAACAACATTGACACGCTGCTAAGGTCTACGACCAATGCTGCTGCTAGAACCAACCTAGGGCTTGGAGATGCAGCCACAAAGAACACGGGAACGACCGCAGGCACGGTGGCAGCAGGGGATGACTCGCGCATTACTGGAGCGGTGCAGACATCGGGCGGAACGATGACAGGCAAGCTGACTGCGGCTGCTAGTGATACAGAGGCAAAGCTAAACGTAGGCTCGCGATTAACGACAGGTGCTCCATCCACAATTGCAGCGGGTGATATTTGGGTTTCCAACCAGGGTGCTCTTACATACCGCGACTCATCAGGGCCAACCTCAAGAGCACTTGCAGCAACCACCCTGCCCAACACATTCAATCAGCCCCAAACGATAGGCAGCACGGCAAACGCTGGAGCTGTGCTTTCGGTGTCAAATAGCGGAACACGAGAGGTTGTCACAATCTCAAACACAGCCACAGCAACGAGCGATGCGGTTGTTATCACAAACCTCGGCTCTGGGAATAGCCTGGTTGTCAACGACGAGACGACCCCAGACAGCACTCGGTTTGCCGTGGCAAACAACGGGCGTGTAGGGATTGGCGTAGCCCCAGACGCATCAGTTGCATTGGCGGTAGACTCCACAGGGATCAAGTTTGGCGACGGAACCACCCAAACAACTGCTGCTAGCGGAGGCAGCGGAACAGTCACCAGCATCACGGCAGGCACAGGGCTAACTGGAGGCACAATCACCACTTCTGGAACCGTAGCGGCAGACTTTGGTACGACCACCGGAAAAGTGACTGAAGGGGGAACGACGGTGCTGAAGGCTGGAGACACGATGACAGGCAAGCTGAACCTTGGCAATGTAGCGTCTACTGCTCCCGTAAATCTTGGCGCAAACGTAAATCCAACGCCTGTAGCAAACGGGGACGTATGGTTGAATGCAAGCAATCAATTGACGTGGAGAGGAAACAATGGGGCGACGTATCCAGCGGCATCAACGGTTGCAATCAACTCGTTTACGGCAGCGCAAGGAATATCAGCGAGTACAGCGGGAGCAGTGCTTGGAGTTACGCAAACAACTGGAGCTGGGACGGCAATTTCAGTAACACAAAACGCAACAGGAACTGGTTCCGGCATCACCGTAGACCTTAATAACACGTCTTCAACAGCAACAGCCGTTCGCATTACAAACCAAGGAACTGGAGCGTCATTGGTAGTGGAAGACCAAGCATCGGTTGATCCAACTCCGTTTACCGTTAGCGCAAGTGGTCGAGTTGGAGTTGGCGTTGCTCCCGACGCAGCAGTTGCATTGTCCGTTGACACAACGGGCATTAAGTTCGGTGACGGCACAATTCAGACTACTGCTGGCGGAGCAGGTGGAGTATCTTCATTCTCGGCAGGAACCACAGGACTCACACCAGCAACAAGCACAACGGGAGCCGTTACACTTGCAGGGACGCTAGCCATTGCAAACGGTGGAACTGGACAGACCACTCAGCAAGCTGCACTCAACGCACTAGCAGGGGCGGTAACATCGGGCCAGTACCTTCGTGGAACTGGTGCAAACGTGACGCTTTCGGCCATTCAAGCCGCAGACGTTCCAACGCTCAACCAGAATACCACAGGTACAGCATCGAACGTGACTGGCACGGTGGCCATAGCCAATGGAGGCACTGGGCAAACTACAGCAGCGAATGCAATCAATGCGCTTGTTCCAGCGCAATCCGGTCAGAGCGGCAAGGTGCTCACGACCAATGGAAGCGTTGTGTCATGGGGGACAGCAGGAGCGGGTGGAATCACTGCATTAACTGGCGATGTATCTGCATCTGGAAGCGGCAGCGTAAGTTCCACAATAATAGCCTTAAGAGGTAGGTCTGTTGCATCAACAGCACCAACAACAGGGCAAGTTCTAGGATGGAATGGATCTCAATGGGAGCCAACATCGGCTGGAGGCTCTGTGTCGTATGACATTCTCAAGATTTTATTCACTGGGCCAACATCGGGCACATACAATGTGCCTTCTGGCTACAAATACGCAGACATTTACGCTGCCGGAGGCGGAGGAGGAGGTGGAGCTGGCGCGTACATCAACGGGCCATTTGCAGTTTCCGGTGGAGGAGGAGGAGCTTGCGGGGTTTTTGGACGAAGAGAAAAGGTGTATGTTGAAAACGCATTCATCACCTACGACATAGGGGCTGGTGGAGCAGGTGGATACATGGATGTAAACGGAAACGCAACCAATGGTTTAGCAGGGCAAGGCACGCTTGTTCTACTGCAAGCTGGCGGCCCTCAATTTCCTATACTTGACTGTGGGTTTTACATAAACCAGCAAACCGCTACTGGAGGACAAGGCGGAAGCACATCAAGCTCTGGCGGAGGGTCGTTAAGTTTCTTTGATATTTGGGTTCAAGACGCTCAAACTGGAGGAGGCGGACTTGCAGGTGGGCCTGGGCAACCACCAACAAACAACACTGCATACTCTTCAAATGTATATGTAAGTGCTGGCGCAGGTGGCGGAGGCGTGGATGCGTCTCTTACGCTGTATGATGGCGGAAATATAAACGATAGAAATTACATACTATATTCGTCTGGATCTGCAATTCAGTACAAAGGAACTGCTGGCTCTTCTACGTCAATTGACGCAACTTCGCCCATGTCGATTTCGCCAATTCATTTCGGTGGCGCAGGAGGGGCAGCGGCCAACACCTCAACGGCAATATACAACGGGACATTTTACAGAGCAGGCAATGGAGCTAATGGCCAGCCTGGGTGTGGAGGAGGAGGTGGAGGCTGCATGTATGACGACCTTGGCGCAGGGCCAGGTAGTTATGCTGGAGGAAATGGAGGAAATGGTGGAGCAGGGTTCCTTTTGATGTACCTCTACAAGTAACATGGCCAAGAAAGTTTCACTCTCGGTCGGTCGCGGCGAAAAGCTCCCTGTATCCAAGGGGGCTGGCCTAACAGCCAAAGGCCGTGCAAAGTACAACGCAGCTACTGGCTCCAAGCTCAAGCCTCCAGCCCCCAACCCAAAGACCAAGGCAGACGCAGGCCGGAAAGCCTCCTTCTGCGCTAGGATGAAGGGTGTTGTCGCCAAAGCTAAGGGGCCAGCAGAGCGAGCCAAGGCAAGTCTTCGCAGATGGAAATGCAGCTAGAACACAATTATGAAGTACATCTTTGACCGCCTATTTGAGCCTTCCACATGGAGAGGGCTAGTTTCGCTAGCAACGCTGCTGGGATTAAAGATTGCGCCAGACCAAGCTGAAGCAGTTATGACCGCAGGAGTCAGTGTCTATTCGGCTATCAACATTCTCCGAAAGGAGCGCAAATGATGGAAAAAGCGATGGAGCAGCTTGTTGCTCAAGGCCCACTTGCCGCAGCGATGGCAGTCGCCATTTGGTGGCTAGCCAGCAAGATTAAGGACTGCGAGATAGACCGCCAGAAACTCTGGGACAAAGTAAGCGAACTCGCCAGCCGACACGACAATGCTTGATCCTCGCACAGAAAAGACGCTAGGCACGCTGCATGAGAAGGTGCAGCCGAAGTTCCGTGCGTTCATGGAGGACGCGCAAAGGCTTGCAGCCATGGAGGGGCTTGAATACCGTGCAATCTCTGGATTACGCACCTTCGATGAACAAGCCGCTATTTACGCCCAAGGCCGAACGAAACCTGGCCGAATCGTCTCCAACGCAAAGCCTGGCACGAGCTATCACAACTACGGACTGGCAATTGATTGCGGCGTCTTTCGTGGCGGGAAGTATCTTGATAGCGATGAGCCTAAGACAGCTAGTGCTTTCCACAAAAAAGCCGGAGCTTTAGCCGACAGTTACGGACTCACATGGGGCGGTACATTCAAGAGCATGGTGGATGAGCCGCATTTCGAGTTGAGCAAGGGGCTTCCGATTCTCACACTGCTGGACAAACACAACAAAGGCCAAGACATCCTATGAGCAAACTTGAAGAACTGATGAATGCGCTTGTTGGCGGCGGCGAGAGCGAGGATGAGGGCCATGGCGAGCACATGATGAAGATGAAGAAGGCTTACAAGCTGATGAAGAAAGCCACGGAGCTTATCGGAGAGTGCTGCGAGGAAGGTGAGGAATACGAAGAAGATGATGACGAGGAAGAGGGCAAGGCAATGCCCGTGGCAACGACGTTCGTGGTTCAAAAGAGCAAACGCTAATGGCATACCAGCAACAGACTGATGGGGACATGGGATTCAAGGGATTTGCATCCCGACTCAACCCCATTGCTCTGGAGCCTGGAATGTTGCAGCTTGCCCAGAACTGCCGACTTGAGCGTGGCGTTGTATCTGCACGAAAAGGTCTTGAGAAACTGACAGGACAATTGCTGGCGAGCGATACGCTGGTCACTTCGTTTGCATACACGGACATCACCAACACAGACAGGCTGATGCTTGTCTGCTTAGATGGCGTGTACATTTACACTCCAGAGCAGCTGGGCCAACCTTCATCGCTATCGTCCCGCATCAACTTTGCCACTGGGCGGAGAATGGCAACCACGTTCCTGCTTGCCACAGAAAGCGGAGACAACATCACGACAGAGAACCTTGAGCGACTCATTGAGGGTAATCCCGCCGGAATCGCGTTCGATGTTCAAGGCCCATTCCCGTACAACGGCCAAGACCACATCCTCATATTCCGTGGACGAACGGATGAAGCAAAGCTCACGGGGACGTTCTCAAAACCAAACGGAGCAAACGTGACTGTAACGGTAACAACGTCCACTGTTCATGGATACTCCGTGGGAGAGGAAGTTAGCTTCTACTCCTTCGACAACAATGCGGAGCCAATCAACAACAACTACGTTGTAGCGACAACTCCATCCCCAACGACTTTCACATTTGTAACGACCGCATCGACAACACAGCACAGCACGACCGCATGCTTCGTCCAACGTGGAAAACCGCCCCTGTTCTGGGATGGCGTTTCAAACGTAATCGACATCGTTCCGCAAACGAAGCCAGCGTTCATGGTTGGCGAGGCAGGGTTCACGTCAGGAGCTTGCTCAACGCCCCCTGGTGACTTTGCGCTACAGTTCCAGAACAGGCTCATCGTTGCCTACAAGCGCAACAAGCTGGCTGTCTCGGACATTCTCGATTACCGCACGTTCGATCTCACGCTGAACAACTTCACCATCAACACGGGACTCAACGACACGCTTGTCGGGGTGTTGCCATGGGTGCAGGACCAGTTCTTGGTGTTCATGCAGAAGAGCATTTACATCTGCTACATCGAGACGAGCAACTATGTGGTAGGGTCAGCACCAGGGGTCAACTCATCGATTACAGTGGTGACAACCGAACTCGGTTGCCTTGCTCGAAAGTCCGTTGTGTCTGCCGGACAGTTTGTGTTCTTCCTCTCGCAACGTGGCATCAACATGCTCACGCCGCAGCTTGACCTCAAGCTCATCGGTGACACCAAGACGCTCTCCAATAACATCGACGACTGGATTCAACGCATCAACTACAACTTCGTCAACAAGGCATACGGAGCCTATTTCAACAACCGCTTGTGGATGGCACTGCCAATCGACACAGCTTCCAGCAATAGCCATATTCTGATTTGGAATATGCTCAACGACGCATGGGAGAGCGTTGATAGCTATCAAGCCGTTGACCCAGATGCGATTATGGGGCCGGACGAGTTTCAAGTGCTCCAATACAAAAACGCCAAGGAGCTATTCGTCATCCGTAGGTTTGACCAGTCGGGAGTCATCACTTCAGAGAATGGCGGCGTGTATGTCAACGAGCAGAAGGTGGACGGGGACTACATCAGGACGACGACCAACGCATCTCCAACGCTCACCTTTATCCTGCCAGCAACGCTTACAGAGAACACGTTGGCTCCGGCAAGCATCCTTGCCAGCTTCAGAACTCGTCAATACACGCTCGGAACATTGCAGGAAAAATACTACTCGGTGGTTCAAGCTGTAGCGCGATCAGCCTCCACGTCCGCACAGATTGCAGTGCAAATCAACACTAGCAACCAAGACATCTCGCAAAACAACGGAGTCATCACGTTTGCAGACGCTTCTGACAAGACGTATCGAGATAGGATTGGCTTGCGAGGGTACGCTGTAGATGCGACATTCTCGCTCCAGAAGGGGCAGCCTGAGATTCGGACAGTAACATTTACTGGCAGCGTTGCTTCTCGACCAATGATTTCACAGCAATAGTTATGGCACAGATTCAAAAAGGAACAGAGTACTTGCAGGGGATGGCTGTTACTGCGGCAAATCTCAACTATCATGTAGACGCTGCTGTGCTATTGCCAGGATGTATCAATGAGCAGCCAACTGCTCAGTCTGTAGCGTCAACGAACTCAGTGCTCATTTCAGATGGCAGCAGTCTTAGCAAGGCAACGCTTGCATCGCTAATTACTCCGCTCAACCTTTTCGACAAGAGCCAGCCACAAACGCTAGGGCAGAACGTGTCATTCGCAAGCGGAGCAGACATCGCACTGGCGTCCGGCAGCATCATGGCTCTAGCGTCAGGAGCGCAAATCACCCTTGCGTCTGGATCGTCGATGACGCTCTCCTCTGGAGCCATCCTTACTTTGGGACAAGACCCAATATCTGCCTTCCAAGCGGTGCCGAAGCAGTATGTGGACAACGGATTTTTGTCCAAAGCAACTGGCGGACTTGTAAGCGGCTCAATCTCGATGATTGGCACATCGTCCATCCTGACGCTATCGGCAGACCCACTACAACCGCTTCAAGCTGCAACGAAGCAGTACGTGGAGAACTGGAACACAAAAGAAGTGGCATCGCTGCGGATGCGGACGACCACTGCGCCAGGGACAACAAACACGCTAATCACGACAAACTACATTTCATCGAGCGTCTCCCAGACGGCAGGATCAAATACGGTAACATTTACCGTGTCGAATCCAGCGTTGTTCAACGCAGCACAGCCGTTCTTTGTGGCAGGACAATACATTGGAACTTCATCAGCTATCGGCACGTTTGCAGCACGGCTATACAAGATTGAAACAGTAAACACGGCAAACAACACGTTCACCGTTACACACACAGATACCACAGCAAAAACTGGCAGCACAAACCTGACTGTCATGTATGCGAACCTAACGCCTCCAGCATTACCATCTATGCTGGATGTAAACGGCAACAAGAACATTAAGAGCGTGTATTTGTGTGCTGCTTCAAACAAGCAATATATAAACTACTGGTACGACACGGAAACAGGGTCAATGACAGATGCCGTTGTGACTCCATCAACGCAGTCAACGCTGTATTCAACAAGTGTCAGGGGGGATGCCGTAACGGGAAACAACGCAACAGCTTGCCAGTTCTTGTCATGCTTGCAAATGAGGCAACTACAGAACGCAGCAGCAACGCTAAACCTGCCTTACACGTCTACATCACCAACTGGATTCGGAGTCACATCAAAAGGTATTCATGTAGGATTCTTTGCAGACACCAATACAGGATGTCCGCAGCAATGGCTGCATGATTGCAACGTAGTTATCTTCAGATGACCGTATGGGACAAAATCCTTGAAGCAGAACTAGCCGCAGCAAAGCGTCATCCCAAGCTCTGGGATGGCACAAGCGAAGCGGAGATACGGAACATACTGATATATTACGGACTGCATGGAGGGCTATTCTACTCCATAAACCAAGAGGACGAGATTGAAGCTGTGATGCTAGCGCACCCTGGCTGCAAGCTGCCGGACTGGGAGTGGGATGAACTCACGAACGACTGGACAATCTACACGCTCTGGGCAAAGAACAGGGCGGCATTTGAAGACATGGTCGGACGTGCAATCCAAGACAAGAAACCTGACTTGATTTACGCCATTAGAAACGGAATCATCAGGGAAGTAACAGCGCAGAAACTCACACGATTATTTTATGGGAGGTAGTCCTAAAATCAACATGCCAACCCCGCCGTCATACTCGGGGTCGATGGAGGAGATTCTGCGTTCGCAGCTCAAGTACGCTCCAGAAATCTTTGCAGCGGAACAGCAGTACCAGCCACTCTACGCACAGTTGCAGCAGCGCATGATGCGCGATGAAGCTCAAGCGCAAGCCGATTTAGCACTGGAACTTGCTCCAAAGCTCACGGAGCTTGAGCGGCAAGTAACCAGAGGAACGCAAGAGTTGAACCTCGAGGCAGTCCAGCAAAGGGCGAAGCCCATGGTGCAAGGCTTCTTGGACGCAGCAGGAACGGCTGGGATTGCGCAGAATCTACAGCAAGTAGGAGAAGAGCTTTCCTCGCAGCGTCCAGACTACACCATGACTCCAGAAGAGCAGCGTGCAGTCGAGCAGCAGGCTCGTGCAGCATATGCAGCCCGTGGGATTGCATTGGGTGACCAAGCAGCTTTGACGGAAGTTCTAAACCGCAACCAGTTCATGCGTGCGCGGAAGATGGAGGAAGAGGGCTTGAGAGCAAACAGGCTCCAGCTAGCCACAGGTATTGCTCAAACGCTCCAGCAACAGGCAGCTCCTGCAATGGGCACGTTCTTTGGCCCAAGCTTGTATGCAGGCAACTTCGCCGGAAACACCATCCAGAGCGCACTCATGGGACAAGGGCAGGCTGGAGCGCAATACTTCAATGCAGAGTCACCAACAGGCATGGGGGCTATCTACGGGGGACACAACGCACTTGTGCAGGGAGGCATCGGACAAGCTCAAGCAAGCGCAGCGGCAGGTGCTGGGAGAATGGGCATGGCTGGAGGTATTGGCGGCGGACTGCTTGTTGGGGCTGGGATTGCTTTCTAATGAAACACAACACGGAACATACAATACGCAAAGCCTTCTCAAAGGCAAAGAGGCCCGCAGTTCTTTGGAGCGGCGGGAAAGACTCAACTGTCCTTTTGGACATCGCTCGGCAAATCAAGCCGGACATCGAGGTGATTCACTTCAAGCTCCCGTTCTTGCCGAATAAGTATCGCCACCATCACGATGTGCAGGAGCAGACGGGACTGACCGTCCACGACTGGCTTCCGGAGCGAGTTGCGCTAACCCACGGGAACGATCGTATCGACGTGTGCGAAACCTACAACATCGGCTCTGGTACACTGAGCGTCATGCGCGGTACGGAACCTTTCGATGAGCGTAGACCCTGGGTGTGCGGACTAGACTGGCTCAATCGTCCAACTTCAAAGACGTTCTCGAACTTCGATGTGCTTTTGTGCGGTCACAAGTCTGTGGACATCGACCCGCTCACGGGTGTTGTGCCACTGAACATTGACATGAAGCGTCTCGGCGCGTTGACTGAGATGTGGTTTCCCTTGAGGGAGTGGACGGACGAAGACGTAGCTGAATACATTCTGGCAAACAACATCCCTTACGACAAGTACCGCTACGACGAGAAGGTGGTCAGCAGACCTGACAAGCACTTCAACTCGGACTATGTGCATGCGTGCATGCGGTGCGTGGACAAGAGGGAAGGGCAGTTTGTCAGATGCCCCAAATTACATGCAGACATTGAAAACATCTCAGAGTTCGTTTTGCACGAACAGCCCCGACTCGACTATTGCAACGTCAGAGCTGGATTGCCAGACGTGCGGAGCGTGTTGCAGCCACAAGTGGTCATGGCCGATTCTCAAGCGGGATCGGTCGGATGCGAGTGGAATCCCCAAGGAAATGCAACGGGAGGACTATCCTCTCCTAAAGACTTCAAACAATAGATGCGTTGCTTTGCAAGGCATAGTTGGAGTACAAACATCTTGCTCAATATACAACAACAGACCGCAGGCTTGCAGAAACTTCATTAAAGGCAGTCAACTTTGTTTAGAAGCTAGGAGAGAACGATATGGCAAAACCACAAATGTTATTCGGGTATCAGCCACCAGCGGCAATGTCCATGATGGGGCAGGGTGTAGCTGAAGGGATGGCGAAAGCTGGTGAGCTATACGGCAAGGGATTGCAGTCTTTTGGCGAACAGATTGGCGCAGGGATTCAGTCTGCTGCTGGCGCATATGCCAACGCGCAGGATGTAAACAAGACTGCTGCTGCTGTTAAGAAGTTCGCTGCAACGATGCCCGACGTTAAGACGGAAGGCTCAACGGGGTACATGCTTAACCAGTTCTTAAACGACCCAGAATTATCCAACGCGCAGATTGCAAAGTTTGGAACGTCTGCTGTGAGCGATTATCTCAAGAACATGTTTGAGCTAAACCGCATCCGCGAGATGAACAAGGGCAGATTGGATGTGGCAGGGATGAGGGCAGGAGGAAGCGGAAGCGGGAGTGGAACGCCGATTATGTTCAAAACGGAATCGTTAAATCCATAACATGGACGCAGCACCTAAAGCATCCTACGAGGAGGGCGTGTTCCCAGAAGGGTGGGAGTTGCCAACGCCTCCAATCAAGATTCGTGTTCCAGAGGGATTTGACCCGAACAACCCAGCTCACGTCGAGGCTGCGCGGCAGACGTATCAAAAGGCATACGACCCCGTTCAGCTAAACCAAACGGCACTGACATACTTGGCTGATATTGAAGGTCAAGGGCAGCGAGTTGCAGCGCAAACGCAAGCAGTGCAATCGGCTCTAAAGGAGTTGGATGCAGTTGGAAAGCAGAAGTATGTTCCGACCACTAGTGGCAGATTTGAACGTCCTCCTTTGAGCGCAAAAGAAGCAGCGCAACAGAATCTAGCCATTGCAAAAGCCAAGGAGAAACTTAAGACAGCAGAGGCTGGGTTGGCTGAAGCAAACAAGCCTATTGAGTCAACGGTATTTGAAGTGCAGCTTCCACAAGAAGCACCAGCGCAAGAAGGCCAAGCACCGCAACAAGTGCAAGCACGGCCTGCAATCGAAGAGGCTCCACGGCAAGCGGTTTCAGCACAGAGGCAGAGATACGAGGCAATTAAGCAGGGTTACCTAAAGCAAGCGCAACAGTTCTTAGGCATGCCTAACGTGGATAGAATGTCCGTTGAGGCAGGATTGAAGAATGCCATGGCGCAGCTTGATTCTGAGTGGAAGCCGGAAATTGAAGAGATTGACGGCATTGTGTATTCCGTGACGGCCCCAAATAAACGGGAGATGGTTCGTGACAATATTCAACTTGTAAAAGAGCCGTTCAACGACATCACGCAAAGAATCCGAAAGAACATTGAGAACATTGACCAAATCGAAGCTCTTCGCAAAGCAGCAGAGGAAGCGTCTACAGCGAAAGGGCAAGATAGAGCGGCTAGGATTGAAGCTCTAAAGGCTTCTCTGAAGTCTATCAACACGGCAATTAGTGGGACATCGGACGCTCTATCTCAAAACGAGTACTTGCGTCTAGGCGGGTCGCTTCAGGCGTGGAACTTCATCACGGCTATGCAGCCGGATTCAATGGCAAACTTCTTCACCACAAACCCTGGCGGATTTGCAAAGTCTGTTGAAGTGCTGCGAAACATGACAGGAAACCGCATGGTGTCGGCTTTCAATCAAGCCGAGAAGCTGGCTAAAAAATTTCCTGTACTGAAAGATTTGGTTCCAGAAAAGCCTTCATACTACAGCCAAATCACAAAGGGATACGACCAAGGGCAAGTCATCAAAAAAGGCCAGCCAGCGGCACAGCAATCGAGTCAGCCAATTGTCACAAAAAGCGGGACGGGATTTGAAATCAGAAAGAAGTAAAATATGCCGCAAGAAGTCTTTATCCCGTCCAAGAACAAGACGCTCACTTTTGCGGACGACTTTACTGAGCAAGAGATTGGCGAGTACATCGACCAGAACTTCCCTCGCACAGGGGAGGACGTGGCATACGACCTCAAGAACCGTTTGCTCGACCCAAGCTGGAACCCGACCTACGACGATTTTGAGAAGCTAAGGAGCTATAACAAAAGTAAGGACATCGACACCGCAGAGGTGGTTGGCAGCATTTTCAATGGGGCTGTACAAATGGGAAGGAACCTGCTTGGAGCCATCCCAGCAGTTGCGTCCGATCCAGCTTCAGTCCCTGGTTCGCTGGTGCGTGGATTGGCCAACAACATCGAGAACTACTCCATGCTGGCACAAGGTGGCACAAGCCCAGGCTCTCCGCTCTTTGAACTAATGAACGGGGACAGCGCAACGGCATACTCCACTTGGCGCGACTCCATCAACGCTGCACGCTCCCTGCACGAGACGAGCAACGCCGCTATTGCCGGAATGCCAGTGAACCCGCAGCAGGTCGCAGCGGCAGAGATTGTCGCTGACCCAATGAACCTTGTTCCCGTGGTGGGAATGGGAGGCAAAGCCGGAGCTGTGGCAACTAAGGCTGTAGGCGCAGCAGGAAAGCTTGCTGAACGCGCAGGCAAAGCAGCAGTTCGTGCGGCAACGTATCCAGAGCGTCTATTTGCTAAAGCAGCAGAGACACTCGCCGGAGTCCCTGCAAACGTGGCAGAGCGTACCGCGCAAGACTTGGCGACCAAAGCGGCAGTTGTGGATGTTGCAACAGGCCTCGTCCCAGGGGCCATGGAGATTGCAGCAACCCAAGCAGCAGGGCGCGGAGTTGCCGCAGCAGGAGAAGCTGTAGCCGCAGCAGCAGGGGAAGCAGTAGGTGGAGCAGGGATGCTCAGTTCCGTTGAGAAAGCTGCTATGAACCCCAATCTCAGCACTGGGGCGAGAGCAATCCTCAATGTCACCGCAAGGCTTATCCCACGGGACGCTGCGCTCGTGGCTTCGCAGGCTGCTGAAGCTGGGCTTATTGGTGCAGCCATTGGTGGCGGACTAGGCTACTTGCAGAGCAGGAGCGAGGAGGAGATTGGTGAAGCCATCGGCGGAGGACTTGCTGCTGGAACCATCATTGGTGGCGGACTCAAGCTGTACGACGTTGCTAGCGGCAGGGTTGCCAAGGAGCGTGTGCTCAACGATGCAGCACGGAACATTGCAAAAGCCGCTGCCGCTGGAGAGAGCGAAGCTGACCTAGGTTTCCGTGCAGACCTGTTTAGCAAGCTGGGTGAATCTGACCGCAGGGGCAACAATCTTGGCACGTTCCTCGTGATGGAGGACTTAATCAACCAGCGTGGAGGCAAGGTCAAGGTGGTCGATGGCGAAGTTGTCAAAGGCCCAGGTGGAGAGACAGGCTGGAACGCTTATTACGATCCGAACGACAAGACCATCTACATCAACCGCAGTGGAGCAGATGCGACAACGCTTCCGCACGAGACGGTTCACGCTTTCCTGACGGACGTTCTGGCCGACGAACTCACAGGCAGGCTCTTCGCTAAGGACGCAGAAGGCAGGCTCCAGCAGACTGCACCAGATGGCGCAATCGCCGGACTTATCGAAGGCTATCTCAAGGACGCTGACAACATCACAAGGCCGGATGGCACAACCGAAGGGCAACGCTTGCGTGAGAGGCTCGATGCTGCATTCGACCCAGCAACGCCAATCTCTGAGCAGGTCAGCAGGCTGCGCGACATCACGCACGAGATTTCAGCTCGCTACGCAGAGCAATGGGTGACCAAGCAGAACCCGCGCAACTTCCTCACGGGGGCAATGCCCACGATTTGGAGCGAAGCTGTCAATGTGGCGCGAGGCAAGCTGGACAAGCTGTTTGGTAGAGAGACAGGCAACCCTGTTCTTGACCCAACGCTCAAGCGCATCTTCAGCCCCAAGGAGAGTGGAGTGCCGGACAGAGTTGGAGTGCCGCTTGACCCGCGAGTGCTTGCTCAGGACTTCTCTGACAAGAAGGGCAAGTTCATGTCGCTCTACAAAAAGAGCGATGCGAATGCCAGGCAGCACTGGAATCCCGTGTGGGCAAAGGTTGAGCCAATCTTAGCTCAAGGAGGAGCGTCCAAACCACTTAACGCTCGTTTTGAAAAGAACAACCTCAGCTTGCGTGGGGTTGGCGATGATGTCATCGACGGGCTTGCTCGCACGAACATTGAGACTCCGCTCAAGAGCAGTGGGCCAATCCTATCTGCACAAGAAGCCGCTTACACCAAGATGGCTATTCGGGCCATGCAGACTGGCGAGCTATTGCAGGGGAACAACTACATGGCTTTCCTCAAAGAAGGACAAGCTGAGTCTGGAACAGCTCGCAGCGGCAACCCTATCGACAAGCGATTGGCTGTTGTTGATGTCCTTTGGAACAAGGACAATGGGGTGCAAATCCTTGCCGTAGACATTGGCTCTGCGCTCAACAAGCTAGCAGCAGACGTTCGCAGCAAGGGAAACGCATCTGGCTTTGACTCGATTGCTCAAGCAAACAAGGCACTCAACCAATATCTGCGGCATGTCGCTGACTCTGAAAACAACTTCGATGCAGCCAAGAAAGGCTGGGAGATTGAGGTGGACGGCAAGCCCATGGGCAAGACCGCACACAAGACGCTGCATGAGGCTCTGAACTTCGTTACGCCACAAGACAAAGTTCCCTATCGGCCTGACATCAACATTCAGCGTGGAGGCATCAACCGTGTTAGCGGGATCGAGTTCATCTTACCAAGGCGCATCACTGGCAACTTGACGCAAACTGGCGTTGTTACACCGATTAGCAACAAGGGTGTCGAGGCTATACAGCTACGCTTTCAGCCGCAGCGCACGAAGGTTGAGCAGATGCCAAAGGGCATGATAGCGCAGGATGCAGATGGTGCTCGCATCGTCAAGACGGACACTTCCGGCTATCGCTTGTTCGATCCAATCGGCAACCGCATCGGCGTGTTCAGCACGCTAGAGAAAGCAGCAGAGGCAGCTACAGCGCAGGCCCAGAAGGATTTAACCACCGTAAAGGAGATTCAGTATGCCATTCAAGAGCAACGCGCAAAGGAAGTATCTGTACGCCAACGAGCCAGCAATCGCGAAGCGGTTCGCCAAGGAGACACCCAAGGGCAAGAAGCTGCCGGAGCACGTCAAGAAGAAGAAGGCCAAGTAAGGTTCCAGCCAAAGCGCAAGAAAGAGACGCTTCCAAAGACCCCATTTGCCATGGGGCAGCAGATTGAAGCTGGCATCCGTGCAGCTAAACAAGCTGACGTAGCGCAAGTCCGCGAGCGCATCACACGAGAAGGCACTGGCACTTCCGCTGAACGCTTGGCCGCGCAAGAGGCAATGGCGCAAGAAGCTGCGCTCTTTGCCAAGCCAAAGAAAGTGGCGTTGTCCGATGAGCAGATTGCCGCTATCCGCGATGCAGGCATTGCCGAGACGTATGTGAGAGCACTCCTCAACTTTGAGGACGCATACACCAAACTCACTGGGGAAGAGCCTGTCGGCAAAGCATATCGCAACGAAGCGATGAAGATGACTTCGCGCCAAAAGGACGCAATCCTCAGACTGGCCCTGTCCTCTGATTTGCCGCAAGCAAAGCTGGCAATGGAAGTCGCTCGTGAAGCAGCGGATCCGGCGATGCGGACGGCAATCGAGCGGATGTTTGAAGCGCAACAACGCGCAGCGGAGCGTCCACCAACAAAGCAGGAAGCTGGAGTTGAGGATGTTCGCCGCTCATTGCAGACTGTTCTTCCACAAGACTTTGGAGTGCCATCCATGCGCGAGCTTCAAGGACTGCGCAGGGGCGTTCGTGAAGTAACCGAAGGCGCATTACAGGACGTGCGTGCAAGAGGCGAAGCAGAAGCCGCACAAATCGCAGCAGAACGCGAAGCAAAGCTAGCACAAGTCGAGGAATCGGCCACACAAGCGGCAGCAGCGTTGAGCGAGGAGATGGCGCAGCGGTTCAAGAAGATTGAGGCAGAGATTGCTAAGGCAGAAGAAGTTGTGACAGCAGAGCAAGAGCCGATTCGCAAAGACCGCATCATCCTCAAACTCAACGGAAAATACCGCCTCTACGGAGCAACTGCTGGACTTATCGGGGTGTTTCGGAATAGAGAAGACGCAATCAAGAAAGCAAAGAAATGAAAAAGGAAATCTCGTTCAAGCACATCAAGTCCATAGACCAGACCGACAAGCGTTCTGCCAAAGTTCTGCACCAAGAGCTAGGCACGCAGAAAGGCTCAAAGCCCAACACGGCACACACTTACAGGGATTCAAAAAAATCCTGTTGACCGTTTACGCGAACGCTGGCAGTTGTTGAGTATCTGCTGCACGAAGCAGCGGATGCTCGCCAAGGGCAACTTGGCATGACAGGAATATACGATATGCGATTAGTAGAACTCAGTGACGTTGCTGGCTTATCCGACGGAGAGATTGTTCCAGCAGTAAAAGCAGTGGTGAAGGCAGTGTTCCCGCCACGCACAGGACAAGGCAAACACGGCGAATGGCGTGTTCAGAACGCTATCCTCACACAGAACGGCACGGAAGTGCGTGCATCCTTCTGGGGAATCGACGTGTCAGATTTGAAGGGCAAGGAAGTGTGCTTGCAGTCGCAGGCAGGTAAGCGTGGCTTGGAAGGCATCAAAGTAAAACTCAATGATCAGAAGGGCGAAAACGAATTATCCATCACCGACAAAGTACGGTTCGATGGGCCAAACGCAGGGACTGCTCCCTCTAGCTCCAAAGCTTCAGCGTCAGCTTCGCCCCAGCCGATTGTCGCCACCGACGTGGATGGTGTACGGAAGAGGGCCATGCAGTTGGCGAACCTCTATCTGCTCGCACATCGTGCTGCTAAGTGGGTTAAGGATGAGAACCCCGAAGTGGATCTCCCTGCTGCTACTGCTACCCTCTTCATTGCTTTGAACAAGAGTAGCCTAGAGAACGCGATGCCAACGCATCCGCTTGACCAAGCTCCAGCTAAGGCACCTGCTCCCAAGAAAGAGCCTCTGTTTGCAGAGGAAGACTTAACCGAGGATGACGTGAAGTGGTAAACTTCGCTGCCATCGACCCAGGTGTTAAGGGCGGAATCGCCATCTGCATTGAGGGCAAAGTCAGTGCATGGGGCATGCCATCCTCTCCCGTTGAGCTAGCGCAACAGCTTCGCCAGTTTCCTTTATCTGGGGTTTATGTCGAAGATGTTCCCAAGTTCACAGGGAAAAACATCCCAGGGTCGATGGTGGCAGTCCTGTTCCAGTCCGTGGGCGTGGTGCTAGGGGTTTGCGCTGCGCTCAACCTGCCTGTCATTATGGTCAAGCCCAAGGAGTGGCAAAAGGCATGCGGCGTGGGTGGACGAGACGGACTGACACACAGCAAGTGGAAGTCGAAGCTGCGCGACATTGCGCGGATGCGCTTTCCCGAAGTCAAGGTGACGCTAGAAACAGCCGATGCACTGTTGATTGCATCCTCATACATACATGCAAATACACATACAAACGAAGGACGGGCACAGCATCACGATTAAGTTCGATGCTGAAGGAATCTCAATCGACAAGGAATCCTTGTTGGTTGAGGAAGATCGCGAGGCAATCGCCGAGACACACCCTGAGCTTATCGAGGCTCCAGAGAAGCCAGACGAGCTTCCTGCTAGGCCGGACGACACATGGCCATGGTACTTCCCAAGCCGAGACAGAGCATGGTACAGGCTCAAGGAGCAGGACTATCGGGACTTCACACGCTCGTATGGTCGGGAGTTGGTTGAGAAGGAGTTGAAGGTGATTCTGATGTGGAGTAATGCGAACTTCTCAAAAAGAAAGTCGCTGCGCGGGATGATGCGATTTATCAACTCGTGGCTCTCACGGGCCTATGCACAAGCTCCAACTGCCAAACCTTCCCTCACCAATGCTCCGCAAAGCACAGCAACAAGCTGGTGATTCTGTCACCCTGACCGTACCGTCCTGCGACGAAGCAGAGCGTGGGCTAGCCTCGATTGCGTTAAACCATCCGAACGAGTTCCTTCACGCCTCCATGGAGGCTAGGCTCAGTCCATCGGACTTTAGCAACCCGTTGTGCAAGATGACCATAGAGGTGGTGCTTGAGCAGACAACACGTAATGCCTCGTGCGATTTACGTATAGTTTACGAAAAGCTACGGGAAAAGAATCCGGCGATCCAGCTCCATGAAGTCTCCGACTTATATCACCTGTGCGGAGTCGTGCAGGCGATGCCGGAGTTCATCAATCTGGTGCGTGGCGCGAGCAAGCGGAGGGCTTTGATGATGCTGGCTTACCAAGCCGTTCAAGACGCTCAGACAAACGAGCAGCCCACTTCGGACTTGATCGCTGCGCTCTCGATGAAAGTGGATGCGCTCATGCGGGAGACAGTGCCGCCGAAAGCGATGGACACAAAGAGCCTGCTCGTTGATGCAGCTAAACGATACCAAGAGGGGGATGACTCTAGCATGCGTATCTCCACGGGCTTTAAGAAATTGGACGACATGTGCCCCATTCGGTACGGTGACTATGTGGTCATCGGCGGGGAAACCAAGAGCGGCAAGACGATGCTTGCGCTCAATATCATCAGCAACTTACTGAACAAACAATGAAAGTAGTGAATTACATGGCGCATGAAGTAGACGCATGCGGGAACAAATATCCTCCATCTGGACACGTTGCCCGTGTGGCAACAACGCTCCGAAAAGTAGGGGACATCGACGGAATTCCGTTGATGGTGTGCGATTCTGGCGCAGTGCAGAACTGTCCGCCCAAGAAGGATGGCGTTGTTTACATCGTGAGCCAATACGTCCGGCAAGCATTGCCAGAGCGCAGTGATCTCATCTCTCCAGCGAAGCTGCACAGGGACAGCAATGGCAGGGTTGTCGGCTGTGGCGCATTTGAAAAGAACCCATGATAACGAAGATACATACAGATATGGAAGCCCTGGACTACAGGGCTGCACACGGCCTGAGTAAGCACGAGTTTGACGCATTCTGTTTTGCGCCAGTTCTCTACAAGCATCGGCACGAGCATAAAAAAACAAGCAAAGCCATGGAGATGGGGACAGTCATCCACTCTCTGGTGCTAGAGAACCGAGTCGAATACGCAGTGCTCCCTGCGGACACGGACAGGCGAACCAAGGCTGGAAAGGAGGCGTACCAAGCGTTCTGCGAGGACAACACTGGCAAGTACATCATAACCGCCGAGGAAGAGCGGATGGTGCTGGGGGTGCAGCAGGCTGCAACGCCAATGCTGGACGAAATCACTGAAGGATGTAAGCGCAAGGTGGCCGAGGCATCCATGTTCTGGGAGCGTGGAGGAGTTCAATGCAAGGGCAGGCCCGACCTCATCGTGCAGCAGGGAGGCAGGTTCATCTTGGTTGACTTAAAGACCACCTCCGGCATTGCGGCGTTCGACCGCAACTTCTTCTCGCTCAAGTACCACTGGCAGGCTGCATGGTACATGTACGGACTGCACAAGACGCTCAATGTGCCGCTGGATGAAGTGGAGTTCTACTTTGCTGTGGTGGACACAGAAGAGCCTCACTTAGCGCAGGTTGTGATTCCAGCTACGCCGCTTATTCAAGAAGCGCAGGACTCGATAGATGCTGAACTGGAACGCTTTGCTGGCTGTGTCAAGACTGACACATGGCCTGGGCTTCCCAAACGGAGGATTATCCATGGCCGCGACTAATTGGACGGTGGTTCGTGTCAGCACGGTGGTCAAAAAGCTCAAGCTGCCTAGGCCGAAGATTGTGCGGACAGTCTTGTTCACAGGCACTTACGATGCTTGCGAAGATTTTTTGAAAGAATTCAAAAAAGACCTAAAGCCCGTGGACAAATCCACCGATGACATAAAGGTAGACTTCACCATCACCAAGAATGGACGCAACACAACCAGCGCAAGGCCAGGCAACGGGCAAAGGTAAGATTCTCGTCATCTCGCTGGAGATGCCAGCATCTCAAATCCTTGACCGTCTCGTGGCTAAGCAAGCGAATGTGTCGCTTAGGACGCTAGCAGAGGGCGTGAAGAACGAGGGAGATTTCCGGCGCGTAGCCACAGCTATCTCAAGCCTTGCACGCACTGGGTTGGTTGTACGGGACGACTTGTATGACCTTGCTAGCATCTGCGCCACAGCACGGGCTATGGCAAAGAGCGGAGGCTTGGAGGCAATCGTTGTCGATTATATCCAGCTTGTGCGTTTCGATCTTGGCAAAGATGGCACTCGTGAGCGGGAGGTAGCCGAGGTTTCTCGTGGACTCCGTTTATTGGCCATGGAACTCAAGTGCGTCCTATTTGCAATCACGCAGCTTAACGAGGCTGGCAAAGCCCGTGAGTCGCGAGCGATTCAGCAGGATGCAACTGCGGTGTTGGTGGTGAAAGTCGAAGACGAAGAATACCGTGAAATCTCAATTCCAATCCAGAGAAATGGCCCCTGTGGGGTCAGCACATCACTCCGCTTCAGCGGAAAAACAGCAAGTTTTCACCACGATTAAAAAGTGGAGAAAAGCAACCCACTGCCAAACTCCAGAGGAAGCAGCGATGCTCTTTGAGGAAATGAGGCAGAGGATCCATGACCTAACAGTCATCACATCAGCACTAATAGACAAACAAAAATGAAAAAGAAACAAGGCAGACCAGGGCTTTCACAAGCCATCAAAGACAGCATCATTTCCCACCGTAAGGCGGGTGAAACCTACACATACATTGCACGCAAGTACGGCATCCACCCACAGACAGTGTATGTGGTGTGCAAGAAGGCTGGAATTGTTCCAGAAGGCAAGATTCAGCGCGATGCAAGCAAGCGCATCATTGGCACCCTGAAGCAGACCATCGAGCGGCTTGTGCGGGAAGTGCAGGCCAATGAGCAGCGGAATGCTGACCTCGTGCGGCAACTGGATGAGTTGCAGGAGCTATTCAACAAGGAGAAGAGCAAGACGTGGCTGGACAGACTTATCGGGTTCTGAGTTATGGCGAAGAAGCTAACAATAAAGCAGCTTGCGGACATTGCGTGGAACATCTGGGAGAGCACGCAGTTCTATCTGCAAGAGCACGAAATCGAGGAGCTGAAAACTCTCTTTCAAAAAGAACTGGAGGCTATCAAGAACGCCAAATGAGAGACACTACTGTAGCAACCTTACGTTTGATTATTGGCGGTCTTTTGAGTGCCAATGAAAAGCTGGATAGAATGCTTTGCAGGCTTGCTGCCGAACCGCAAGAGAGAGCACAGCAGCGCAGGATCCATCAGTTTACATGCCATGCTAGGTCGCTGCTCAACACATGGGATTTCCAAGAGGACTTGCCGATGGTTGAGAAAACCATTCACGAGTTGATTTATCGAATGTCGGAAAACCCGTTTGGAGACAGTTCGTATGACGCTGATGTTGAGCGTCGTATTCGCAATCAGAAGGAAGCGCACTCGCAAATTGAGTTGGAAGTGGAAGAGGATGTCGAAAGGACAATGAAAGCACTGGTTAAAAAAACAGCATTATGAGCAACTTGCCATCATGGTACGATAGTTGGCTCACCAACGAGCCGGAACAACCCGAAGCACCCGAGTGCGGCTGTAGCTGCATCATGGAGTGGAATGAGAAGCTAGAGGGCTATGTGTGCCCTGAGTGCGAGAAGGAGGAGCAGGCATGAAAACCGAACTATATGCAAGTATGAGTTCCCCTGTTTTTGCGCCCGATCACAAAGGACGGCGTGATTCCGCAAAGAGTATTCTTGCGAGTAAGACAAACACCAAGGCCGACAAGGAGGATAGGTGGCAGTTGTATCTCAACCTGGAGTTCTTGGCTTTGCATTACTACAACGGCAACACGGATGTCGTAGACGAGTTTTTGCAACGCTATTGCCTAGCCGATAAGGACAGGATTGCAGCAAAGAAAAAGGACAAGCAGTTGCACGAAGCGCAGGCGCAGACAATCCGCGATTTGCGGATAGAGAATAGTGCGCAAGCATTAATGATTGAACGACTTAGCAGGGAGACATTAAAGCAAGATGAACGCGATTGGTAATGGAACAACTGAAGAAGGAGGAGCAAGCATGAGTATACCAAGAGCAATCGAGCTGTTTGAAATGGCTCACGAGGAGCTTCATGGTGCTTATCGGTCGGGTAAAATGGAGGGCTTTGTGCAGGCAATCATACAAGCCGCTGCCAACGAAATGCAGGCGCAGATGCCGATTGATTGGGAGAGAGAGCGCATTGCGATGGCGCGTGCGGCGATGCAGGGGTTGCTGGCAAATCCCAATGAAAGCGGCCCAACGGTTGTACAGGAAGCTGTCTGGTACGCTGACAAGTTGATTGCCAAGCTTCGGAAGGAGGTGCAGGCGTGACCAACGAGCAAATCAACGCCGCCATCGCAGAGGCATGCGGATGGAGCATGGAGGATGGTGTGTGGGTGTGGACTGCCAATGGGATTGACTGCACCTACTACGAGCTATGGGACTGGGCAAATGATCTCAATGCGATGCACCATGCGGAGAAAGTGCTGAATATTATCGAGCAGGGGCATTACTGGGACTACTTGAAAGACCTAACTGATGAAGGATTCGATCAGCTACACGCCACTGCTCGTCACCGCGCAGAGGCGTTCCTGCGCACGGTAGGCAAGTGGGAGGAGGTGCAGCCGTGAGCCGATACTACTTTCGAGCAGGCAAGGAGGATGCTCTTCACGGGCCGTTCACTCTCACGCAGTGCCGGAAGATAATTCTTGAGGAGTCCAAAGAACTCTTTGACTCGTCGT